ACCCAACAATTAAGCATAATGAGTGGATAATTGCTGAAGAAAAGGAGCAAATTACTGATATAAAGAATGGTCACGTACACATATTAATCACTAAAGATTCGGTTTTATGCAAAAGGCTGTATTATAATAAAACAAAGGCCTTTGTGGAGTTGGTCAGTGATAATGATCATGTTTATAAACCAGAAAAGATAGGTTTAGATGAAGTGCAAAAGATTTACTTAGCATTGGAGAAGATGACTGGTGATCTACGAAAGGATGATGAGCATGATATGCATCGTAAAATAGAGGAATTACAGGCAGAAATCGCCAAAATATGGAAATCCATTAAACAGTAGTTGAACATTCATTTAAATGCCGTTAAATAGCCTCTATAAGATGGAACTGAAATGGAAGTAAATTGAACCTAATTGGACATGTCGTTTTTTTTAG